GTGTTGCGTTACCCCCGATGGTCACTTGCTGGAAGTACCTTTTGCCTTGCGCCGCGCTGTCTGCTTGGCAAACGCAAAGCTTTTCTTAAAATTCCGGTCAAACATTCTGCCAGCCGTTTTGTTTGCATCTTCATAGAATGGAAACCGCTTTGGAATGCGTGCAACCTTTTCCAATAAGTATAACACCCGCTGCCTACGCGCTGCCCCACGCCCTGTCTGTTCTGCAATAATCTCTTGCCCACTTCGCAGCGTTGTCCGGTATCCCTTGCCACCCAGCACGTTACGCGGCTGCTTTGCCTTCGGTACTTTGCCCGATGCTGTGCGCTTTACTTGCCTTGATGGGATCGCAATGTTGTTGCCGCGTGGCCTCTTGATCCCGCCTTCAGCTTGATTAGTCATATAATCGCGGCCAAGCCGGTCATATACACGCGCTGTTAAGTTGCGCTTTGTTGCCTTATCAACGCGGAACATCGTGCTTGCAAACCGCTTGTTGCGTACTGTGAAGCTGCTTGGATAGGTATCGTCAACGATCTGCTTGCGTACATCGAACGCTGTGCTGGTCAACGCATTAGCCGTGGCAAATGGTATCTGGTTCTTGCCAAACGCATCCATCGCCTTTGCAAACGCTGATATATTGCTTTTAACGCTTATCTGCATCAGTGGTGTGTCTCGCTATCTAATTCCAATATGACGACTGTGCCGTGGCAATCGCGTGCATCGAATATAATGCCAGCGCATTCAGTGCAATTGATCGTGCCGCTGTTAGCTTCCACAATAGCATAAGTCGGCTCACCGCATATGCCGCAATCGACTTCATTCTCAAAAAACAAACAATAGTCATCCATCGCGCTAGGTTATCCGCAAAACAAAAGGCGGTCAATGCCGCCCTTTGCTTCCCCTTTGTTTGTGCCTTTAGTTGGCGTTGTATTGCCGTTGCAGTTGATCTAATTTCCACCAGCCATTCTTTTGCGCTGACTTTTGTTTTTCTCTAGCTTTCGCTTTGTTGTTATAGCCGGAAATGGCCTTAGTAAAATCTTTTTTGTTTTTCAATTGATTGATCACATAAACGTAACCCATTCGAGAATTTCCACTGTATTGATCAATTAACCCGACAATTCGCATTCTGCTAAGATGCCCAGATATTGCACCGGCAGTACAATCAAAGCCTTTGCGAAATGCCTGTTGTGCAACATCTTTGCTGGTAAATGTGCAATTCAAAAACTCTTTACGCAAAAGTTCGTAAACATCCCAGCCCGTAATTTTTTTGATACAGGTTTTCTTCTTTTTAACCGGCTCAACTGTTGTTGGCATTGCTCTTGCCGGATGCTTAAATTCTATTTTGTGCGATGCCACTTGCAACGCTGGCTTTTTTTCTTCAGCCGGTTGGTCAAACATTTCCAGCTTTGTAATAGTGCAATGCTTTTCCAATCCTAACGCGATCAGTTCAGCAAGTGCATTTATTGAACATTCCAGATTGATCAGATATTTCTTTTCCATTTGTCAAACTCCCATATGACTATTGTGGATTTGGGTTTTCTATCACTCCCGACCCGTGACAGACATCGCAATCATCTTGCACTTCGCTGCCACAAGGGTCATTGGCTCCGCGCTTACCAACCCAAAAGATAAGCCAGCCATAGCCCTGACACTCAGGGCATTCAATTTCATCCCTCAAACTTATTGCTCTTTTGCAGATTTTCCTTTGCTGTGATGACTTGCAAGTTCCAAGGAACGTGAAGCCCACATATTTTTTTGCCTCTGATCGGAACAATATGATCAACGTGATATTTTATATAACCAGCTTCATCATTAAGAAGTTTGCATTCATCATAACGCTTTGCAATGACCTTATGGTCAACCCAATCAGGGGTCGCCCCTTTTTTGCTTGCTTTATATGCCGCCTTTAAAGCATTTAAATGCGCTTTGTTTTCTTGCCTATAAACAGTTTTTGCTTGCTGGATTTTTTCTTGGTTCATTGGATCATTACGATACTGCTCTTGATATGCAATAATCTTGCTTTTATTTTTTGCATAATATTCCGGCCAAAGATGACGTTTTTTTCGATTATGTTTTGTCCAAATTTCTTTAGCCTTATCCTTATTTTTGCTCCAATATTCTTTATAATATTGCTTGTTTTCTTTTGACCACTGCCTTTTGCAAACTATACAACCACCTTTGCTAGTTTGCCTTTCAGCAATGTGACCTTGTTTACAAGGCTTGCCGGTAAAGTAACGTGACAATCCCTGCGCTTTGGCTTCTTTGCGTAAAATTATTTTCATATCAACCCCCAAACCGTACCATCAACGCCCAGATGTTATAATCCTGCGTGATTGCGTTAGTGCCAAACGTAATGACCAGTGCGGTCACAAACAACATTCCAATCGTATCCTTAACCATATCAGACCCCCAACACGCTATGCCCACGACCCCGCAAGCAATCATTTAACCATTTATGCTTTGCCCCTACTTGCAGCGGCGATAACGCCTCATCAACAAGCTGGCGGCACTCAGTAAGGTCACGCTGGTAAAGCTGCGCTTTATCACCGGACACCCGCAGATCAGCGACCGGCGTATAACTACAACCGGCCACCAATACTGCTATGACGAACAGGCGGGGCATTATGCCACCGCCCTTAAAAGTTGTTCGACCGGCTGGCGGCAATGCTTATAATTGTCGCGTGCCAAATACTTAACATCGCTGTAAAAGCACAGCCAACAACCAAGACCGCTAACAAAAATCTGATCGTCATCAGCTTCGATTTCCAGCCGCGCAATCAAAGCATCCGCATCAAACCGCTTACCGCCAAATGGATAAATGCCTTTATGAATGGCACGCACAAAAACAGGCAAGACCTTTTCTTTAAGTTCTTCAACCGATATTACAGCCACTGGCATTTGAAAACGCTCAAAAAGCAGATAATCAGAAATCCGATCACCGCTATCGCCATACATTGCTTCTGCATCATCAAAATAAAATGTAGTCATTTTGCAATCTCCCGTTTGCTGGCGGGGCTGTTAAGCCGCCGCCTGTAATTTGTTAGCAAGTACATCAAGCAAAGCCGCTTTTGTGTCAGCCTTTGCAATCTTTTTGTTTACCTTGCGGCCATTCAAAACTGCATATTCTGAAGTGTCAACAGCGAACCAATTGATGCCCAACTTGCGAACCGCGATGTTCTCAAAACCAACAACAACCCACTCTGCGCTATTATTACCAAAGCCGTTGCCATTCCATTCTGCGGCATTTGTTTTTGTAAGTTTAATCATTTTGGATACTCCCGTTTCCTTGTTGATGACTTACCTTGCGCCTTTTCCAACCCACTGTCAACACCTATTTACACCTTTTTACACATCAGCACCAACTTTTTTCAATTCGGCAATAACGTCTGGCCGGTTTTGCTTGTAAAAGGTACGCATCCCATCACTAAGCCTTTGCCACTGATCCAGCGTGATCATCTTGCGCTGTGGCGGTGTCCATTCGCTAGATTGCCCATTAAACGGCTTAGAATAGCCTGTGGCGCGCTTTGGCCTCTTTTTGGCATCTCTTATGCACCAGTTCTGCCAAAAGGCTGTCAGATCGATATATGCGGCTTTGTTGCCGTTCTGTTTATCCCACAAGCGGATTGCCTCTAGCACTTCGGCTGCATCCAGACCCTTGCTTTGAGCAAATTGGCGATCAGCTTCATCAGGTTCCCAATCAACAACTTTGGTTTTCCCCTTATTTCTTTTTAACGGTTCTTTAATGGTTATGGGTGCATCTCCTGCAGGGGTGTCCTGCATCTGGTGCAGGGGTGCGAGATATGCAGGGGTGTATTCTGTTGACCTTCCCGACCGGTGATTTCTGATCAAAAAGCCGCCATCTTCAAGCTTTTTCAACTTCGCCCGAACAGTGCGTTCCGCTGCGCCGGTAACGTGGCAAATATGCCCGACAGAAGGCCAAGCAACGCCCCTTGCGTCATTGTGATGGTTTGCAACTACAATCAAAACCAGCTTTGCCAGCGGGTCTTGAACAGGCGCATCCATTGCCCAATCCAGTGCTTTAATGCTCATCGTGCAAAATCTCCAAAGTTAAAGCCGCATAGCCGATAATGTCCAACAGGCTGTCGGCGTGGCTGCATTCGCTGTTTGCCAGCCTTGACAGCTTCATAGCAATCATCATCGCGCCGAATTGTTCTGGTGTTACATCTTTGCCAACCACCATACTCATCATCTGGCTAGTTTGCGTCCAGTTTTTCCGCAGATCGCCATAAGACGCACCGCGTTCGTTCAATATTAGCTGCACCTTTTCTAGTGCTTCAGATCGTTTCATCAAATTCCCTCACAATATGAAATTCATCAATTGGCACTTCGGCCATCAACCCATAATCACGCTCAATGCCGCGATCCCGTCTGCCGCCTATAGTCGTGGCGAAATCCACCTTGAAACTGCACGCGCCAATGCAGTCTGTCCAGCGCACTATCAAAAAAGTCGGTATGCCGGTTTCAAAGGCCACTTGCCGCGCATACATCATTTTGTGTAAATGGATCAGTGACGTTTTATATCGTGTGCGTTCAAATGTCCGGCACTTGACTTCGGCAAATGCTTCGATCTTGCCTTGCCGTGTTAATGCGAAATCTAATTGACAATATTGTGGCAACTTGACTGGCTCACATTTCCAAGCTGTGCCGATTTCACTTATCGTCAACAATTCCATTTTCAGATTGTGTTCGGTTTCCATTATCTGTCAAAAGTTCCCTTCGGAAAAAACGGTATAATATTAGACCGCTTGTTTGTGATCCGCACATAATCGGCTTCGCAGATAGCTAATGGTTCGGGATTGCCGGTGGCGCGTTCGTAAATCCAGACCTTTACGCCGGTTCTGCCTTTGACGATATTGACGGTCAAATCTTTCACATCAATCCAAGTTTCGCTTGAAACCATCGTATATTCGCGGTCGCCCACCGTCTTTTTGCCGATATCGTCATCCATTCAAATGCTCCCGAATTATCATCATCGCGGTGTCCAGATCAGTTTCAACGGCATATCGCCAATCATATTGTTCAGCCGCATCTTCATTAGGCGACCATCCAGCCAGCCCAACAATAGCCGCCACTGGCAAGCGCACGCGGGTTTTCATCCTGTCGAGCCGGTAAAACAGCACCGGTAGTTTTTCGGCAATCGCCGCAGCGGTGCAGACTTGATCCCACCAATCACCCGACACCCCTACTTTTCTACGCTTGCATTCAATAACAAACGGAAAGTTGCAATCTTCGGTGCGTAAATCACCCAAATGCTTTTCCCGCGTTTGATCCAGTTCCCGCACAAAATTAAGCCCAAGATGTTGAAACAACTCATTTGCAATTTCGTATTCGTAAGAACGTCCTTTTGATCTTGATTTGCTTCCAGACATAGCTGCCCCCGTTTCAGTTGCCCTATCCTTGCCCAAAACCATTTAATCTGTAAAGTGAAAAAATACCTGTTGCATTTTGGGAACGATCTGCGCTAGGGTGTTGCTATGAAAAAACGGGAAATCAGTGAACTTTGGAAAGCCGCAGGATTTAGCCATTTGTCGGCCACTCAGCTTTTACGCTCACCGGCTAAGTGGATATTTGATTATCTGCATTTAACAAAAGACCAGCGGCAACAAATTGGCGTTGGGGAACGTGCTGCTATCGGCACCAGCGTGCATACGGCAATTCAATCTATTGTGTGCCACGGCATCGACATTGATGAAGCTATTGAAGCCGCAATAATCGCTTTTGACTTCCATCCGGCAGATGAAGATGATGTGCTGCGTGTGAAGTTTCGTGAATGTATCCCTGCAATGGTGCATCAGGGCGTGAATATTTGTGTAGAAAACGGGTTCACAGGCGCAATCGATGAAGAACGAATTGAATGTTGGTTGGATGATGTGAACGTGCCGATCTTGGGTTTTGTCGATTTGCTGGTTGAAGGCTCAATGTTTGCCGAAATGAAAACCAAAGCACCACGCAAGACCAAGCTGTTAAAAGACGGGTCGCAAGGCTGGGCAAAGGCGACACTGCCAAAAAAGCCGGAGTTCGCGCATATCTGCCAAGCGGCTATTTACTGGCACGCATTACGGGTCACGCCGTCAATCATTTACATAGCAGAACACGATGCGGTAATTTTTAACGCATATAACTGCCCAGAATTGCAAGCCGACAGCATCAATCACGCGCTTGCCGAAATGCGCCAAAAAGCGTTGATCCGGCAAAATTTATTGCGCGTCAGCACCGATCCAAAGGTGCTGGCATCAATTACCGATCCAGACTGGGGTCATATGTATCAATGGAAAATGAAACAAGAGTGGCTTGAAAGGGCAAAAGACCTATGGAAAATCTAAAACTGCACGCGGCATTAGCCGATGTTAGAAAGGCTGCATCTGTCGGCAAGTCTGGCAAGAACCCGATGTTCAAATCAGAATATTCAACGCTTGGCGATGTGCTAACTGCGCTAGATATATTGCCGGAATATGGGCTGTCATTTGCGCAATATTTCCAAGACGGTGCGCTGGTGACGACTGTGGTGCATTTGGAGACTGGCGAAAAGATCAGTAGTTTTTTGCAGATCAGCCCAGAAAAAGACACGCCGCAGTCATTTATTAGCTGCGTGACATATTTCCGCAGGGCAAGTTTGTTGACGATGTTCGGATTGAATAGCAATGACGATGATGGTAATTTAGCTAGTCAGCGTGGCGCGGTTCCCTCCCGTCCGCAGCCTGCTAACAAGGGGACAGTCGTTGCATCCACTCCGGCGGCTGTCCCCGCCTCCAAT